TAAAACAAAAGATGCTGGTGGATTAACAGCTTGATTTAGAGGAAACTAGAAAAACCTCAAATAAATATAAATAAACAGCTGGAGGGTCTAGTGCATACTCCATAATAAATAGTGCTGATTATTTGTTTGCCCAACTAGGACGACCTGCTGGTTTGACAACTTCAATTACAGTAGGCTTACCGCGTCCTCGCTTATTACCTCTACGTCGCTTTGTGACATTTGGTCTGAACACTGGCTTCTTAGGACGAATTCCCAACTTTGCCATCTGGTCAATGGCTTGGCCAACACGTTTGTCAACGTATTGTCTGGATGCGGTGTTTGGTGCACCTGATTCGGCCCAATTTGGTCTGCCTTTATTGGCAATGCGGTTTGGGTTAGGTCCTGAAGATTGTTTGACAGTACCAGAGGATCGCTTTTCACCTCCAAGTATTTGTGAAGCCAATTTTGATAAGATTGTAGTACCAAATGTTTTAGCTCCTTGTGCTGCCAATGAGGCGATAGTCCCCCAAAAATTGTACCTGGCGGGCATGACGTCTTTGAGTTCATAGAAACCATCCATCATCGCTTGCATGGCGTTGAGATCAGGTTTTGGCCCTAATTTAATCATACCGGCCCAAGCACTAGCTGGACAGGGTTGCACTTCAAATCCGACATAGGATTTCTTGATTATTAATTGAGTGCTAACACCGTTTTGAACGTTGAGGGAAAGGCCGTCGAATTTAACCCAACTGAACGTCATGTCTTTTGACCACATGGTGTCATACAAGGATTTAATTCCAGAGCCTCCATCAGTGCCGACTGGAGCATTTTCATAGAGAGGAGTGACAGCTAAACCATCATCACCAACCAATTCAGCCACCCAACATTGGTAAAGACCTTTAATGCCGTCATTGACGTCATAGGTGTTGGATCCGGCTAACCAAGATGGTGTTATAGTGTTGAGGCGGTTAATGGAAAACATACCTTCTTTGGCTTTGCAGCCAAGTGAACGCAAGCTGTTGCCTAAAATTTGAGAAGTAGTTGGAACATGGTGGATGCCTTCTTCTGAGCTGATACGACCAAGAGACAATATTTGGTGAGAGGTATCAGGGTCTAGGGTAATTATGTCGGTTACAGTCATGCCTAGTTGACGAATGATCTCAGATCTGTGATAATGCGGAAAACGTTCCCACTTCTCGGTTTGTTCACGAGTGGGTCGTTGAATAATTTTAGCCAAATTATGCTTAATAGTGCTCTTAACGATAGAATAGAAGAGCATAGGCTTTTCATGCGCCATGGAGAGGAAATCACCCGAAAATAAAATGTTCGGATTAAATTGATTACCGACAACCATGCCAGTGTCGTTGAAAGCGGTGGCATTAAGATAAAAAGTCGTCGATTTGTAGGTAGTACGGAACAAATTCACATCTTTTCTCCAATTCTTGAAGTCATAAAGTTGTTGGAGAGATACTCCATTGAAGTCTTGGGTCATACGACCTATAGTAGGGTTGTAGACAAAACCAATTGAATTGACTCTAGCACCATTAGGTATCAGAAAAGCGAGACTGAATTTCTTCAGATCATCTGGAGTCGCTTCAACAACTTTATTAAAATCAGGCTTAGTATTATCCATCTGAAGGAAAAGAGGTGTATCGTTGAGTTCCATGTTTCTCCACTCAATGCACACTTGTGATCTGGCATCATTAGTTGGAAGGCCGCAGAATTCAGGTACGGCTGAAGGAGGATGAAGACATTTTCTAATCAATGCTTGAGATTGGGTATGCGAGACATCAGAAGTAGTTTGAACTTCGGTGTCAGCATGCAGATTAGAAAACATGTCACCTTCGATTTGGTTTTCGACTGGTACGGCCATTATTAAATAATTAAATAAATAAGTTGAATAATTTAAATGAAGAGTAAATATTTGTTAATTTATCAGAAATAAATAATTTATAAGTAAATGATCGTAGGTAGAAGAGATCATGATATTTTAAGGGTGAACAGTTCTAACGTTCACCTTCTTAAGACTGGAAAATTCAATTTTCCTTGAATTACTTAAGAAATCAAACAACATGGATGCCTTCTCTTCATTTAAGGCTGGATAAAAATAACTAATAGCGGCACATCCATGATTTTTCTGGTGTATATTTTTAACCATTGCAACTCTCTCTTGAACGGATTGTTTAGCTTCATCAAAATGTTGTTGGTCACGGTAATGTTTACCCAAAAATTTGGTTGTGTAACGAACAACATCCGGGAATATGCCCTTTTCAGTAAGAAGGAATCCGGCAAACTCACCAATTTTAAGAGTGTGAAATTTGAGTTTATGGCCTGTATACTTGACAATATTGCGGTCTTCAGCAATACTAGCCTTATCGCAGCATACAGCGCTATCATCACCTTTAAACATAGCAAGTCGTTCATTATCGTAATTAAAATACGAATAACACATTGCAACATTCATTATGGTATTAAAACAAATGGTGAATGGGTTACCAGAGAATTGTTTCTCATGACCTCTGATGGTAGTACTACCGATCTTGTTACGATAAGTGACGGCCCAAGAGCTTCTGAATTTGTTAAAGAAGAGAGCGAGATCTTTTGGGCAGCCGGCAGCTGTTAGAATTTCATACTCTACCGACATATGTTCTTTCCTGTAAGATGCATCCCATTCGGAAAAATCATTACAGGCCCAGCTGTCGTGAAAACCAACTTTATCTATAGCTCTCAAATAAGCTTCATTGAGTTCGACTTCCGAATCATGTGTTGCAATGATTATATTTCGACCATTTTGATTAAGTATTTCTTGAAACCTGATGAGAATGAATCTAGCGTAAACAGAGAACAGGGCATTGATGTTCTTTTCAAACATGACCACAATCTGACCAACCTTGTCTGAGGTATCAAAACCTTCCTCATTTTTGTATTTCATCTGTTTCTTGTTAAACATAGTAAGGAAAGTTTTGAATTCATTAAACTCTTCTTGCAATTCCTTAACAAGACTTGGGTTGTGGTTAATTTTCTTCTGTAACGCTTTAAAATATTGTAAAGCATGGTACTGTAGTTCATCATCTTTAGGTTTAAATAGTTTGAGAAATTTATCAAAATCACAGTTCTTTCCGAACGTCGCCATACATAAACCTCGTTTAAGCATGCTGATAGTAAATAACGATTCAGCTGGTCTTATATGAGGTTTGCTCGCTGTTAACCTGGTGACGGCGGATTTGATGGTAGAGTACACATAACCACTACTTTGATGGATGCCAAGATGTTTATTGGTGAACACATGAACAACATCCTCCTTATCAAAAGGGACAACTTGATCAACGGTGGTGTTCACGTTAGATCCTGTACCGGGACTGGGAACAATAGGTGCAACATATTCTGATACATTAGGGTGATCATTAATAGGTACTATGACTTCGGATATGGTGTCCAAAGCATGATTGACATTGACTTCGACAGTGGGTACTTTTTCTTTAAATGTCGACATCAGAATATCTT